TAATTTAAAATACAGTATCAGTCAGTTTAAAAAACAGACAATAATTGAAATTGAAACTAAAGTAAATTCATTAAAAAACAATATAGATTCTTTTTTAAATCAAAATAAAGATACTGTCAAAGGCGAATTGGAAAGTTCATTAAACCAAATTAATAAATTAGAAAACGAATCTATAAATAAATTAAACGAATTATTAAGTTTTTCAATAAATTCAATAAATTCTGCTGAAAAAACTTCTTTATATAATTTAAATAAATTAGAAAATGATTTAAAAAAAGAATCTTTAATTTTAAAAGATTCTATTGAAAAAGAAATTCATAGAATTTCATTAGAAACTGAAAATAATATAGAACTAAAAAAAGAATCTTTAATCAGAGAAATAAATGAAAAAACTGAAAATTCAAAAAATATCATAAATGATAAAGAAAATGAAATTATTTCTAACTTCAACAATTATTCAGATTCAATAAAAAACAATTTAAATATTTATGAAAAAGAATTGGAAGCACAATTAGAAGAAAAGAAAACAACTCTTTTATCATCATTAGAATTTGATAAACAAGTTTTATTTAATGAAATAAATAAAAGAAAAAATAACATATTAAGTGAAATATCTCAAAAAAGAGAAAATGAAATATTATTAATTGAGAATAAAATAAATTCTTTATTTAGAGAACTTACTGATGCAATAGTTGGATATGATGTAGAGTTCGAAACTTTTAAAACAAACAAAATAAATGAATATAAAACTTATGTTGAATTTATGTTTTCTGAATATAAAAAAGCATTAAAAATAGTAAAAAATAACGTAACAGAAGAAATAAAGGAATATTTTAAAAACAAATCAGATAATATTGAAGAAAAATATAATGGTTATTTAAGAGATATGTTAAATGCTTTCAACACTCATAATAACTTATTAAATGATAAAAAAAATGAAATCTTGAATTTCTTTGGAAATACACAAACTGAAGGTTTATGGAAAAAAATTCTTGATAACATAAATGATCATACAATTTCTAAACTTAATGAAGTTAGTACTCTAAGTAGTAATAAAAAAGAAGAAATAGAAACTTTAACTGTTTTAAAGAAAAAAGAGATAAATGATTTAAGACAGGATGTTATAGATAATATAGGAATTACAAACGAATCTCAATATAAAACGGATTCTAGCGTTAGAAAAAAAGCTATAGATTCTATAGTTGAAATTAAAAATACTACACTAGATATAATAGAAAACAAAAAAAATGATTCAGTTATTTTTTTAGAAAATAAAAAAAATGAATTAGCTACAAACATTTCAAAACAATCTGTAAATAATATCAATCAATATATCAATTCAATAGTTCCACAAACTTTTTATGGTATTCTTGAAGCTAATAATAAAAAAATAAACTTACCAAATGAATTTTCTACAAGGGGTGAGATGAATTTTTATTTAGATGGAAAATTGTTGGCAAAAAATATTCATTACCAAGTTGATATTGCAAATAAAATAATAACTTTAAAAGAAGCATTAAATTATGATTGTGAGTATTATATAAGTGAACAAATACCAATAGGTGAAAATTCTACAGCTTATATAAAAGGAGAACCTGGAGAAAGAGGAAGAGATGGTAGAGAAGGAAAAGATGGAAAATCAGCTTTTGAAATATGGAAAATAGAAAGTAATAAAACCAATGCAACAAAAGAAGATTTTTTAGAATATATGAAAGGTAGAGTTCCTACCGATGATGAAATTTTTAAATTTATAATGAAAGCATTGAATGATAAGTTTGTAACAATGTCTTTTGAAGAATATAATTCTTTAACAACAAAAGATAATGGTAAAATTTATTTAATTACAAGGAGTAATCCTATATGATAAATTTAGATAAAAATTCAAATGAAAAATATATAAAATTACTAAATAAAAAAAATAAATTTTATTTAAATAATGATGAAATAGTCACAAATATATATTTTAAAGAAAAAGAAATTTACAAACTATCACATGATGATGATGAAACCAAAAATAATGAAGGAAAAACTGATATAGAATACATTGTACTTTATGACTCT